GAGTTTATAGCATGAACTTTTACGATATGAAGATCAGAACCGGTTAAATTAGCATGATAATCATTACCCATAATTAACTCCCCATGTTTGCGGACAGTACATCGCTATTACAAACCAAAAAACTACCACCTACTGATGATATAGTTTGCGTGATGAAAGAAGAGGACATGAGTGCTCCTCTAGCATAAATATTATTAAACCATGCCCAATTACTGTTTATACTCCACCCAGATCCCAACGGTCCGGAAACAAAGTCGGAAGTGCTTATGCTTTTGTTAGCTCCGCTAACCGTGATATACGGTCCCGTTGTCGGGCCTAAGCGCATAAGGCTGTTAACCGGATCAAGAAGAACGTTCGCTGTATTTACCGTGACTGCGCTGGCCAAACTGGTAGGGCTTATATACCAACCGCCAATTGTACCCGAAGATGCCGTGAGAACTCCCGCAAAAGTAACGCTAAAGGGAGCTAAGGCTGGATTAGTGTTGCCGGCATAAAAGGGATAACTCCCCGGTAACAAACCCACTTCCCCCGCGCTACCGGTTAATCCGAACTGATTTATCACCCATCCGCCAATATCTCCCGATGTAGCGGTTATCTGCCCGGTTATCGTAGCACTATCTGCGTAAAGATTACCGTTCATATCCACCCTAAAAGGAGCAGTATTCCATGTTGGAGCGCCAAGCCACATCCCGTCTACAGAGTTAGCGCCAAAGAAATTCCCCATTGCGATACTGCCATCAAGCTGCACTGCGCCAGATTGGCCAAAACTGATATAATTCCATTGACCATTAGCATAAGTATAAAGTTGTTGAGTATTAGGCGAGGAAGGATTGCCCGCTACAATTGTAGTTTCTCCCTGGTCTCCTACATAAGTAGGCACAGAATCAACGACATTAAATTGGTATTTACCGTTATTCAATATCTGTTGGACATTATCAATAAAATCATTTAATTCCGGATCTTTGTCTTTGATCTCTACGTCTGCTACAGTCATGGGGTAAGTGACCTCACATATAAAACGATTGCCGCCGATATAAAAATAACCCAAAATAACCAATGATAAAATTTCATTTGGCAATTCCTTTGGGCTTAGCTGCGATAGATGCCCTGATAAGCGTCCATGCCGGATTACTGGAAGATTCTGTCAATTTCCATTGCAATATTTCTTCAAACCTCGGCAAATCAATAGTAGTAGTGGGCGTATTAGCTGATAAAGTAATGCCTGAAGTATTGGCAATGCTACCGTCAAATGTTCCCTCCCAATCACATCTATATTGGATTAAAGGGGTAGAAGCCACTTGGGACATGGTAAAATTTAAAGTACGCAACTCTTTCTTTTGTATTTCCTCCCCAAAATCCAATTTACCCGTAGAGAACCAATCGCTTATCGCTGTTCCGTCATCATTATTGCCGTTATCCTGTAACCAGGAATAGTTAGTCCCCGCAGTATACATAAATCTTTGGCCTGTGCCGTTATCAGACAACATAGAGCAGGTAAAACCGTTAGCAAAGTGCATCGGCCAGAATGATTTTGCGTAATAATCATATACCAAAGCATCCATAGGCGTAGTAGAATTACCTAAACAAAAATAAAGGACATACCAATGCCGGCGGGTATAATTTACCGCATGGCATTTTATAAGCTGAGCGGCATTAACACCGTTGGCGCTGGTTGTGCTGAACATACAATAATTACTTATACCATTATAGGTGGAAATAGACTCAGAGATAGGAATAGTATCGGCACCATCGAACATATAAATTTGAAGATCCGTGCCAAGGAAAATAATAACTTCTCCTTTGTCAGGCAATTCTATATTGATTATGGTCATTGGACTTGCTGTGCCAATTTGCGATTTAAGCTGCTTAACATCAATCAAAGGGTTACCACCAAGAAAAGTAACGCGAAAAATAGAAAATTTCTTAAAAATATACATCTTCCCGCGCAAGACCGCAAGGCCGGTTATGCCCACATCGCCTGGTGTATCAATTATATAATAATTAGCTAACCAGGTGGTCTGATCATAAACCTCAGAGCGATAAATAAAATCCGAATCTTCCGTGGTGTTGGCAATCCAGAGGTAGGAATACCAAGGTATAATATATTTACCCTGAGGCGCTATGTTGGCAATAATCGGCTGGCTGGAAGTATTCGATGGATCTACATAAAATTGCCAATAATCATTTAAAGTATGTCCTGTGGCCGCAACAAAAGTAACTGTAACGCCAAGTTCAAGCGTTATTGGCGTACCGGCTACTATTGGTACATCATTTTGCGTCCATGAAACCCCATCGTCGTTAGACCATTTAAAAGTATCAGGAGTACCCGTAGAGTCTATCTGTATTTGATAATAAGTAGTAACCGTAACGCTGGTAGTGCCTCCGGAAGTCATATCATTGAGACCAGTGCCGGAAAAATTGGCGGGAGAAACGTTAGTAATATCAAACAATCTGGCTATAGTTCCCGGGCCAGTGTGGGAAGAGCCATCCATAACGTAAACCATAGTGGTACCAGCCCGTTGATTAGACATGATATTAAGGAAACCCGAAGCGTCAACATAAGCTAATCCTACCGCAGAAAATCCAGAAACGGCGTTTATAGTAGATACTACGTTGGCTATCGTCCCATCGGCGGCTAAACTTATATTATCAAAGGTGTGAACGCTATCTATAATGATTTTTATATAATCTCCAGAAGCCCCCGTGAAGGAAGTACTGTTACCTGTAACCCTGCCATGAGAAGTTTCCCAATCGATATCAACATAATTTACGTTAACGCTGGGGTTATATCGTTGAGGAACATCTTTATTTTCATCAGTTATAAGGATATCTCCTTTAAAGGTAGTGTTATACATAAAAGCGCTAGTTAATGCCGTTCCTTTATTGGGATCCTGGGATATTGCCGACCATGTTCCCGACCATGCTCCGGCCGATATATCCATATCGTAAAGCCCTGCGCCCCACAAAGAAATAAGATGTTGCTCTGTCTCAGTCCTTATGTAATTATAAATACCGTTGCATACCGCGGCCTGGGACACAGAATTAAGCTTGGCATATCCTAACCTCTTGGATAAAGATTTAAAAATATCCGAATGAACATTAAGACAATCAGGAGATTGATTTGGTTGTAAGTTTAACTCAGAGCTCTTAGTAACAAGACCCCCAGAAAAATCATCGCCGCGTAGGATATTCGATGTTATCATCTAACCCCGCCTCGCTTCATATATTGCCGCCCAAAACGCTTACGATTGCGCCTCGCCATGTCTAGGTCTAAAGCGCGTAAATATGCTTGCATATGGTTTGACGCTGATTTGCTCTCTTGCTCTACCGCAGTAAGATAACAAGCACCATAAAACAAGGCTATCTGAAATTGATAAGGCATTTGAGGCACATCGGATATCGTGATAGATTGGCCTGCCGTAGCCACAATGATTAAAGAATCAACTGTAATCCCATTTAAAACGGTAGTATCCGGATCGATAGCCTCTATTTTTACCCATTGTCCGTTAGCATCAATCCTTAAAAACTGCCCTACGCTGATCAATCCGTTTAAATTTACCGAAGTAAGTATCTTTGTCGAGGTGCATCCCGAAGCTGCCGATCCCGTAACCTCTTGCATCTCATATTGGGCCCTAATGTATTCATAAGATACTAACCTTACGGTATCTACCGGAGGCATTATCTGGATCTGATACAATCCTGTGGAGGACAAATCGGGTAATTCCCGCCAATTTAAGGGAAACTCAGCCGTTACCGTGGTGTAATGCTTCATAAACCATTCATCATTTTTCCAATCAAGCTTAGGGCGGCCTTGAGAATAATCATAAAAAAAGCCAGGTTCATTGGTAGGTTTACTATAATCTGAAGCTAAAGCGTAAGTATCTTGGAAAATCAAATAAGTATTAGCTGAATTAGTATCACCAAGGTAATTTTTATCTAAGGTTCCCGTTGTCGCGCCAGTATAGGTAAAAGTGTAAATTTCATTATCGGAAGGTACGGTAAATTTCATGCCGGTCATGGCTGACGTCCAAGTCGTTCCCGTTCCTGTAATCGAATTACTTCCCTGCACTACGCTTACCGTACCTATATCATAACTCGCTTGCAATGTTATCTGACCGGTTTTATGCAACCAATCCCATTCAAAGCGAGAGGGTACATCCCGAACGTATACGTCATTAACCCTTCTCTTGTACTTGTTGCGGGTAGCCGTATCTGTGGCGGCATCCCGCATCTCAATCATTACATCGTCTACAATCTGAGAGAAGGGTTTAACGTATAACATAAATACTCCTTAAGTTTACGCCGCAGGAGTAGTAGGCGTAGTTGTCGCCGGAACTCCATACCTTTTCTGCCAAGTATTATAAGCATTCCCCAAAAACATCACTAAATGAGTAGCTAAACCACCAACTAAACCTAAAGCCAATGACCCTATTTGAGAAGCAAATGGAGCCGTCACAGGGCTAGAAGATGCTCCAGCCGTCGCTGCCGCACCCGCCGCCGCACCCGCTGCTGTTCCAACGACACTTGCCGCTGCCGCCGTTTGTGCTGGGGTAATTGTGGGAGAATGAGTAGCTAACCAAGCACAGCCGGTAAACATCAAAATCATCATCAAGATAACGAACATTCCATACTTACGAATTTTGATCAATGACATAAAATCTCCTTACTTTATCGTGGTTGTAGAACTTACCCGGCCATAAACACCCAAAGCACCCATGATCGTAAGAGCTAACGACACCATGTGATTGTCAAGAATATTAACACCGAACTGTAAACCGATCGTCTGAGCCGCACCGACTAAAGCCGTAATGATACCGGCCCACACTGTTTTACTCATGTACCAAGGTTTTGTATTCATCTTATCTCCTTTTTTTCACCGCCCATACCTTCCTGCAATACTGCCACCATTTTACCGTTTTCTGAAATCAATTTTCTTTCTACCTCAGAAAGCCTCGCCTGCATGACTTTCATCTCGAACACCAAGCGTCCATACTCAGCGTACATATTTTCCATCAATCCTCCTCTATTTAAACTCCTCGACACTTAAGATACTGTTACCCTCTTTATGTTCAATAATCGCTTTATGGCAAATATAATGCTTATTCGGCCGGACCAAAAAAACTATTTCCGTAAAACGATTATCGCTATCTTTCTTAAACGATATTATCTTTGGTTTCTCGAACCCCGCTTTTATCAATATGGCCTCGGGCATCCTTCACCTCCGATTTACCGACAAATTTACCCTTAATGATCACCGGCGCATATCTTTTCGTCACTCTTCTCAGGGTTAGCAAGCGAAATAAACCTGTTGAAGGATAATTGTTTGTCACTAAAAACACCTACCGTTTTTTTAATCACCGCGACATCGGTTTTTAAATCGTTTATCGCTGCTATGGGTGCACTGGCCAAAGAAGTCACCCACCAAATAATGCCTACAGCGCCGCCCAAAATCAAAACAACCAAAGACCAGAGCCACGCTATTTGCCCCGCGTGAAGCTGGCAGGGGCGGTTACGGATAAAATTGAATATCTCCAAAAATTTATTCGTAGTGTCTGAATGACGTTCTACCGCATCCTTATCATGGCTCACCGTCCATTGGTTAAGAGCCGACAATTGCTCAAACACTTTTATTTTTTCTTCGTCTTTCATATACAATTACACGTTCCATTGCCCGTATTATTCCCACTACAATGACCTAAAGATCCGGTAGCCTTCCAGCAAACTACGTTATTTGCGCTTATCGCCGTATTGCAAAGCGGCGCGTTACCGGAAGTCAAACTATAAGTCAAGGTAGTAGCGCCTGTGGTAGTAAAAGTAACCTTATTTGCGGAAGAAAAATTATCCCAATTGGCCTTATTCGCGTTCCAGTCGGCATAAGTAGAATTCCAGTTTGTACCGTTTGTATTCCACGCATTGTAAGAGTTATTCCACTTTGAAGAATTGGCAACGTAAGAATCGGTAATAGCGTTAGCGTTCCAAGTTCCGCTTGTTATCGTGCCGAGGCTAACTATATTAGCCGTGCCGGTAAATGCAGAGGTAAGCCAACTCGCAGCGTTAGCGATATATGAATTGGCAATGGCTGTACCTTGCCATATACCAGAAACTATTGTACCTACGGTGGTTATGTTACCTGTTCCAGCCCACGTAGAAAGCTTTGTGTTCTCGACATTACCCAAACCAACCTGGGTTGAGTTCATGTTGGCAACGTTAGCAGGCGTGTAACCTAATGCCGCCTGTTTACCTGTCCAAGCGGAAGCGTTGCCGGCGACAATAGAATTAGTGTTATTCCATGCGTTGATATTGTTGGCGGTAATTCCGCTCGCAGGAGAAGCGGTAAAGACAGGGTCCGCTTCTGTGATCCCATTATTTGACTGTAAATCACTGCCGAAAGAAACTAAAGAAGCCTTTTGCGCGTCTGTCAACGCAACCGCCGTGTCGTGAAAAAATATCGCCAGGATGAAAACTACAAATACCAGCAGGCCGGTATGATAAATTAAATTTTTAAATTTCATAATACCTCAATCAGCGCAAGTACATGTTCCGTTCGCCCCCACCAATCCTGTACAATGCCCAAGAGTTTTACCATCTGCCATGAAACAACAAGCTCCATTGGCCGCGCCGCCTTCAAGGGCTGCGATATGCCGATCTACCACCAGCGAACCGTTATCGGCATTAGCGGGTAAAGATGTAAGATTAACCTGATCGCCAATCTCAAATGAAGGCATGGTCTCAGGGGTAGTCAAAGAATTATTAGCCGTATTACCTTTCAAACTATGGATCCTTACAAAAGGAGTAGAGGCGTTAGCATATTGATTTTCCATTCCTAAACTAAATCCTATAAAATTACCAGAAGTAGCGCCCACGCTAGTTAAATATACGGGATTTGGAGAATTAAAATTATCAAATTTAGTAGTTCCAGCCAAAGCGACAGTATCATATACTAACGCTCCCGTCTCTAAATAATCTGTTTCATCGCCAAGGTGTACCATATCAATCTCAAGCAATCTTTGAGATATTCCCGATACACGATAGGTATATAAATTTTCTTGGCTTGAACCAAAACAAAAAAGGTAATCGTTGGCTATTCTCATTCTTGCAGATGTAGCATCTGTTTGATTCCCCGCTGAAGTAGGTATTTTAAGGTTAGCAACGGTCAAGAGCTGTGATGAAGAATTATAGGAAAAATTCGCCGCATCGCTGGCAAAAGTTCCGCTTGATCCAGCAAATTGAATCGCGCCAGAATTACCGTTAGAAGAAGCTCCCGTAGCCGCAGTAGTTTGTGATGTTCCATCAGCAAAATTAGCGGATACGATATAAGCATTAGAAAATCTTTTTGAAGCCGCGCCGAGATTATAAGTATTATTTGCATTGGGGATAATGCTTGTCATAACCTGCTTAAGGTAATTAGTGATCGAACCAAAAGCCCCGCCGCCGTCCCATTGAGAGAAAACAGGAGATAAAACACCAACCCCCATAATCAAAACTATTGTTGTCAATATAATTATTTCCCATTTCTTTTTCATATAACCTCCTTAAACGCTTTCTACGAACAGATAAATTAAAGTAACTACCGTAGCCGCAGAATTATTCTCTATCACTTTAAATCTTATGTAAGGAGCCATCACAGGAGCAAAGACTATATATTTTCCCGTATTAACTGTAAGCGCCGTATATACAGAGCCTAAAGCGTTTCCCTGGGTATCTACAGCATCAAAAAAATTAACATTATCCCACGATACTTGTTCAGAAATGGTTATTGACCCCGCGGTAGATGAAACCAAAACGCTAGCATAACCTTTACTTAATCTGTTCAAAACAGAACTAGAATATACTGTAGCCGATTGGCCAACACTCACTGCATTCATCACCTTTTCTTGTGCTATGCCTGAACCCATATAATCCTCCTAACCCCGAAGGGCATTAAATCATCTTGGACGACGCATACGCTCTATATCATAATCCTTGGCGTCAGCGCCTACGGCCTTCATCGCCTTGGTAAAATAATCAATTTTATCGCTCACCTTAAATTCACTCTTAATCATCTTATTCACATTGCGATCATTAGGATCCCAGCACTCATCCCGGGTGCATAAGTTATCCTTTATCTTCGATCTTAGCTCTTTAGCCTGTTTGTAGAGGGCATTTTTCTGATGCGAAGTAAGCTTACACTCCTTACCCTGCTCATCTACTATTCTTTCCGGCTGCTCAGTAGTAAAAGGTAATCCTCCAAACTCATCTGACGATTCAAATTGAGGATCCAAAACCACTGATCCACTCATCTTAGCGCTTATCGCCTCTGTTTCCCTTTGAAACCGCTCTCTGTCGGTGTCTGAACAGGTATTCAACTTGGATTCGCCAAATCCTGCCCCAGAAACCGAAAAAGATTTGTTCAAATACTGCATTTAATACTCCGAAGCTGAGCAAAACGGACAACCGGCCGTTGATACGTTGTCCTCGACATTAGCCGTACCACCCGCAAGAGTGGTTATGGGGACAAAGTTATCGTTACCCCATCCACTACCAGGCTGGTTTACCTTCTTATTTAAGATAAACCCACACTGTTTACAACGTTTAAAGTTAGACTCCTCGCCATCCGAACCGCCCCATGCCGGCAAGTCACGACCCCTGAACTTAGACCCCGCATTCCCGCGGGGGTGTAAGTCTGCGGGAGATACTTCCGCGCCCTTAGTGATACGTTCAAAGCCTTTTGGGGCAGTCTTTTCCATTATTTACCTACTTATGCGTGCCACGGGTCTGCCCACCAAAGCCTTTCTTCTGATGTTGCTCTCCGCTGGATCCGCTAAAAGAACTTACCGAACCTTTACCCTTGCCAAAACCATTGCCGCCATGACCGTGGCCTACCATGCCCCCCTGTTTCTTCTTCTGTGTCTCACCGTGGCCGCTGATCGGGCCGGCATCACTAAGCTTACCGAACTTATAAGAAGCGCTGGCGCCGTCTTTATTGGGCCGACGATCGAACTCCGAACCTTCCGGTTTCCTTATCCCATACTCAATCGCTTTTTCCATATTTTACCTCAGTTTAAAGTGGGGTGAGAGAACCGCTTGGGCGGCGCTCCCACCCCGTTAAATTACGCTATCGTTACTGGACCAGCCAAACCTTGCTTAACTCCTGTACTCAATATCGGAGCAGATACATAAACATTGGAAGAATTAGCTGTAGTAATGTTACTATAACCAAAAACTCCACCACCGTTAATGTAAACCGTACCAGATGTGGGAGCAGTAATCGCTCCGGTAGTCGTTACTACGCTAGTGCGGTTAAGCGCATTGGTTATCATACAGTTGTTCAACCATGTTGCCGTATGATAAGAACCTGCTGTAAAACTCATAGCCTTGAAGGTAGTCCCTGAAGTGTAACTATTGATGATACACTTATCAAAAATGTTACGAGTACCTACCAGCTGAGTAGGCCCGATAATTACTTCAGTAACGCTGGTGGCGCGGATAACTGTATCCAAGCCAATATAGCAATTACCAAAATAATTCTCATCAGCCGCCACAGTCAAAGAGTTGGAACCTGCATAATCGCAAGTAGTATCACCAATACCTGAGATCTGACAATTGGTAATACTGTTGCGAGTTCCAGATACTGTAAGGCAAGTTTGAGCCGCACTTAACGTAGTCGCGCCGACCCCTTGAAAAAACTCGATACCGCTGATCATGCAGTTGTTGGCGGATAAAGTGAACAAGTTAGCAAAAGCATTGGCGCTAGACGAGGGGGCTACTCTAGCTCTCTGACCGATATAGAGACCAGACTGAGAGGCAGGAATACCGATCAGATGAACACCATCTTTATTCCAATTTAAATTAACCGACTGATAATCTGTAGTCTCAGACGCTGTATTGTTCTCTTGACAGAAATAAACAATATCATTTTGATTAGCTGTGGCCGCGGATAAAGCGCCAGCTAAAGTTTTAAAGGCTGTGGCCGGAGAGGTACCGCTATTGGAATCGCTACCACTATACGGTTTAACGAACCATATGTTACCTTGAGTTACAATGCCACCGCCCAAATTAGGCGTAGCAAAAATTCCATTCGGAAAATGCGTGAGTCCCATTTTAATCTCCTTTTACAGGAACACCCGGAGAAGGCGTTTAACCTTCCCCGGCTGCCAGAACGAATTTAACGCTCTCTTACCCATTACAAAAATCCATACAATTTTCTTCTCTCGAACAATGTCCAGCGAGATATATTTAATCTTCTCGCCGTTTCTTCAAGGCTCAATTTCCAACCAAGATAAACTAACTGACTATGATACCTTATTCCCATAAACCCATCTAAAGTCACTCCATCCAAAAGCATACCGTTCATACGCGCTATACTTCGCAATGTACGTATCGAAGCTCTTATCCTGGTTGAACTCCAACGGAACGCGGTCATACCAGAGCAAGAACATCTTCATCATGTTCTCGTCGATCATAAACCAGCTCTTGCCGCTGGATAAATAATCCCATACCGCCAATTTGTATTTACCAAAATGGAAGTTGGAGTTATTCTCCGCAGTGTCCACTTTACCCTTAGACGAAACAATCTCCCACGCTGTCTCTTCCAAATTTCTCGGGACAAGCAATAAATCCGGCT